AAGATCGCCGAGTCATCCGCGTCATTGAACTGATAACATCCTGTATACGCATTCAAATTCTACAGAGAAGCAGTAGGGGGATTCTGATATGGCATACAAAGTAGCAGTCTATACAGAGGACCAGGAAGAGGTCAAGAAGATCATGAGGCTGGTGGGCTTAACCCCATCACCCTTCCCAGATCTACCTGCAGAGATAGATCTACCAACATAAAATTCCGTCCAGAAAAAATTTAGCGATCAATTTTTATACCCGAACATCACTTTGTAGGCATGGAAGTTATCTTATGCCCGATTCCAGTCAACTACTCGAAGAGTTTGGTATGCGTATTGAGGTTGTGCCTGTTTCGAAGCTCAAACCATATCTAAACAACCCAAATGAACACGACGAAGAAAGCTACTCAGCAATTTCTGCCAGCATCTCAGAGTATGGTTTTGCAGCCCCCATCGTTGTAGATAAAGACTATGAGATCATCGCAGGCCATGGTCGGTTAGAGGGTGCTATCCGCAATGGTTTAGAGAAAGTCATAGTTATAGTAGCTAGTGACTTGGACAAAGTTAAATCCAGGGCCCTCCGCATTGCAGATAACCTAACCCAGAAGAAGTCGGACTTTGACCTTGGCAGGCTCATAGAAGAACTTGATTCTCTGGCCGAACATGGCTATAACATAGAACACACAGGATTTGATGATCTCGATTTGGAGAAGCTCAGATCTCAGCTAACCTCATCTGAAGAAGACGAGTCTGCAGATCCTTACGAAGACCAATCTCCTCAACAGGATCTGGTTGCCAAGTTTGTCATTGTATTCAGAAACGAGGCCGAGAAATCAGCTTGGTACGGATTCCTCAAGCGCGTTTCAGCAATATACCCTGACCTTGAGTTACCCTCTGAACGTGTTCTGGCTTACATCCGTAGCAATCCCTTGAATGATGGTGATATCCTTGGACCTAACAGAACTTAATCAACAGCTCAGCGAATTTGGTCTTGAGGCCCTCTTCTTACCTGTAGAAGAGTTAAAGCCCTATGACAACAACCCGAACAACCACACCGAAGAGAGCTATAGTTCCATAGCCCAAAGCATAGAAGCTTATGGATTCAAGAGCGTGATCCTGGTAGACAACGACAACGAGATTATCTATGGCCATGGCCGTCTTGTGGGCGCTATAAGAAATGGCCTCAAGTTCGTACCTGTCCTTCGGGCACTAAACCTCTCTAAACTCCAGGCCCAGGCATTTCGCATAGCAGACAATTATACTGCCAAGAAGTCTGACTTCAACCTTGTCCGTTTGGTTTCTGAGTTGGATTCGTTGGTTAGCGAAGGTTTCGACATCCAGCACACAGGTTTTAATCTCATAGATCTCGAGTCAGCCCGCCTGAAGCTTGATGACCTACTCAGCGATTCCCAGGACACAGACAGCCCATCTACCCAAGGATCATATTCTCCTGAAGACCCCATCACTTATAACCTCACCTTCAGAACAGAGGCAGACCAGGAAGACTGGTTCACGTTCCTTGCTTACATAGCTGGCCGTTACCCTGAGCAGCCAAACATATCAAGTAGGATCTGCACCTTCATCGAAGAAACAGACCTGAATACGGAGTGTCTATGCCGAGATTTGAGCGAGGATATTTAGACCAAGATGTCCTCACCGCTGCAAAAGAGCGGATAATTCGCATAATCGATATGCACGACCATGTTTTCGTCTGCTTCTCAGGTGGAAAAGATTCTCTTGCCACCCTCAAGCTCACAGAGATGGTTTATGAAGAGCGTGGCATAGACAAGCCCGTTGGAGTTATATTCCGGGACGAAGAACTCATCCCAGACGACGTAATCAACTTTGTCCAGGACTACTATCGATCAGGGAACTACAATTTCCGATATTTCGCGGTCCCGCTCTTATCTCATAAGTACATCTTAGGAGCCACCCATAGCTATATCCAATGGGATCCAAATCGTGAATGGATCAGGGATAAACCCGACTTTGCCATAACTGACAACAAAGGCATGGTGTTCGACCAGTACACCATGGACGATTTTGCAGTCAGAGATCTCCGTGGCAAGTGCGCCTTCATCACAGGCATGAGAGCAGACGAATCACTATTTAGATACCAGGGAGTAATGTCCCGCAAGAACCTGAACTACATCTCTCAGCAGACCAAGAAAGTTAGTCTCTGCAAGCCTCTGTACGACTGGTCACAGAAAGACATATTCAAATTTTTCTACGACTTTAACATTAAGTATTGCTCAATATATGATGCCCAGTTGTTCAACCACATGCCCTTGAGAGTCTCCACTCCACTACATGCTGAATCAGCAAAGAACTTCGATAAGATCAAGACTCTTTATCCGGTATTTTACCAGCAGCTTATAGATATCTTCCCAGAGATGAGGCTGCAGGAGCTTTACTACAAAGAGTACAAGCAATCCTCTGGAGAAAATGTTCTTGACCGATACGATCACACATGGGATGGCATAATCTCGTACATCAAGGACAACATCACAGACCCCCATGAGAAGAAGTTAGCCATCACAAGGGTAATAGCGGCCAAACGCACCAGGGACAATCGCTTATCCCGAGGAGAAGGCCAGCATAACTTAGGTGGCTTCCCCATACGGTATGTGTTCAGCAAAATCGTATCAGGGGGGTACAAGCGCAACATCATGGCCACAGCCAAAGCATCTCCGGAGGATCTAGAGTATGAGTCTGGAAATACGAACTGGTAGTTTCGAGGAAACCAAGCACCTTCACTCAGCAGGCAAGAAGGAACGAGTTACTTTTGCCAACCCCCTCGAATCTGTTTGGTGGGTAGCTGAGTTAGATGGCAAAGTCGTAGGCTGTGTCTGTGCAGTCATCAAACCACCCAAAGCTCGCTTCAAGAGCGACTTTGTTTCCGAGGAGTTCAGGCATCAAGGCATTTACAGGCAGTTATTCAAGGCCAGGTTCCTTTATGCTCTGAAACACGGAGCAAAAAATGTATCAGCATTTTGCACTAAACTATCCAAGCCAACGTATTACCGCTATGGATTCACACAAAAATCCATCCGTAACGGCATCAGTTTCATGACTTGGCCCAATAGTCCTAAATAGCATAACCGCTAACAGTAGCCCATGAAATCGTACAAAGGTTGGACCCATGAACAGCGCATGGCCTCATTAGCCAAAACCAAAGAAGCCATACGCAAAGGCATAATTCCCGCACCAAGCAAGTGCGAACTCTGCGACCAGACAGAAGGTATCATCCAGTACCACAACGACGACTACTCAGACCCCATCAAGTACCTTCGGCAATTCTGCTGGAGGTGCCACATGATGTACCACAGCAAGTACCGGGCCCCAGAATCATACCGAAAGTATTTCGCTGAGGTCAAGGCAGGAAAGAGGTATCCACCAGTCTACAGGCACGACTTTAGGATACTTGAACGTGATCATGGAGTCCCAGGTGGAGACAACCCCCGAAGGCAACAGTCTCGCCAATCCCTTCCCCCTCGATCACCCCCAACCCCCCAAACCAACAGGCCCCCGTCCCGCACAGGTACACTTGCAGACTTCGGCCTTCAAACCTCTGAGGATGAAAGATATGAAAGACCTAAAAGACCACCCTATCAGCAATATTGAATGGATCGACGTTAATAACCTAAACAGCAACGACTACAACCCCAACTGCGTAGCGAAGCCTGAGATGAAACTACTTGAGCTGTCCTTGCTCAAGCAGGGATGGGTCCAGCCTATTATTTGCACCAAAGACCTTACCATCATAGATGGCTACCACAGAACCTGGCTAACCAAGAATTCTCAGGCAGTCCGAGACATGACGGGCGGATTAGTGCCTGTTTCCCGGTTAGATCTCTCCGAACCCGAGAGGATGTTCTTGACTATCCGCATGAACCGAGCCAAAGGCAACCACGTAGCTTTCAAGATGCACGAAGTCATTACTCAGCTATATCAGACATACGGTGTCCCTAAAGAGGAAATAGCCAAGAACATAGGAGCTAACCTGGACGAAGTAGAACTACTTCTCCAAGAGAATGTATTTCAGGCCATGGATATAAAGAACCATAAGTACAGTAAGGCCTGGGTTCCTAAGTAGCTCTATCACTAAACGCAGGCTGAAACATGACACGCAAAGACTGGGACCAGATGGAGAAGGACTATGTAGAAGGCATCAAGCAGTCAGATGGCTCCATATACCATCCATCATATGACGAGCTTGCTTCCAAATACGGCATACGAGCAAGCTACCTCCGCACCAGAGCAGCTAAGGAGAAATGGCGAGACAAGAAGGGCGTATTTCAGGCAGAAGTTGAGCGGAGGTCTAGGGAAGAGATGTTAAGGCGGCGCGTCCGAGACATCAACAAAGTAAATACGACATGCCTAGACCTAGCCAAAGAGGGCTTGTATCACCTTGGCCGTCACCTGAAAGACCGCATTGATGCGGCAAAACAGTTAGGGCTCACTGAGCCCCAGCCCATGCCCCTCAAAGAGGTAGAATCGCTAGGACGCTCACTAGAACGCCTCCAGAAGGCCGCGTGTGTTGCCATGGGCATCCCCTACCAGCAAGTAGCCCTATCAAGCGGAGATACCTCTGTCATGTCTCTCCAGCTATCTGAGACCGAAGCCAAGTCCAAGCTCCAAGACATTGAAGATAGAGTCAAAGCCCTTCAAGACGACCTTGATAGCTAAATACTTTACAATCTGCGCTAGGTTCACTAAGAACCCCCTAGATCCTTTGAGCGTATGCCAAAAACTCATCAGCCAGGTTAAATAAATGAGTAATCTAGCCATCCCTATAGACCCTGCAGTCCAGTCCAGGATCTCCCAGGTAGACGCTGAGCTTGCAGTCCATGAGATAGCTCAAGCTGAGCAGCACCTTTACTCCTTTGCCCGACAGGCTTGGGCTATCCTTAACCCCGGCACTCCGTTCATGCGTAACTGGCATATTCGTCTGATCTGCGAGTACCTCATGCTAGTTACTCGCGGCCTATGCACCAGACTTATCTTGAACATGCCCCCCCGGTACATGAAGTCATTTCTTGTGTCCGTCATGTGGCCTGCCTGGGAATGGACCCAAGACCCCTCGACTCGTAGCCTGTTCATCAGCTACTCTGGCGCTCTATCGAAGCTCCATTCAAACTATCGCCGGAAGCTCATATCATCCGACTGGTATAGAGAACGGTGGGGCCATAAGGTAGTATTAGCTCCAGATCATAACCGCCTCGCAGACTTCATGAACAGCTATGGTGGCATCATGTACTCTACATCCATTGAGGGAACTGCAACAGGCATGGGCGGGAACAGGATAATTATCGATGATCCTACGAATCCCAAAGAGGCCATATCCGATGCCAAGAGGGAATTCGCTAACTCCTGGTTCCATGACACGGCCATATCCCGTCTTGATGATAAGATCAATGGTGCAATAGTCCTCATGCAGCAGAGGCTCCATCCCTTTGACATGACTGGATACCTCACAGACCTCTCTGCCCCAGAGCTAGACGGCTACGTCCTTGAGAAGAATGGCTGGACACTTCTCAGGATACCACTTATAGCTGAAAGCGATGCAGAGATAGTCTTCCCGATAACCAAGAAAGTCTACCAAATCCGCGAAGGAGACCTCCTTTGGCCCGAACGCGAAGGTCCAGACCAAATCCAAGAATACAAGCGCGACCCTGTAGTGTTCTCTTCTCAATTCCAGCAGAGGCCGACTACAGGTAGGGGTACTGTCTTCCAAGAGGAATGGTTCAATGGTCAATACTATGATCGAATCCCAGTGAACCCCGATGCCTGGATATTATCTTTAGACACGACTTACAAAGATTCTGCTGGATCAGATTTTGTCTGTCTCGGTGTTTGGGCTTGGAAAGGCCCTAACATGTACCTAGACCACCTTGTCCGGGAACGTCTGTCGTTCACAGCAT